CAGACTTACCTAAAAACTTTTCGGACTTTTTAATTGGTCACGTAGCAGCTAAAGTAGCAGCTAAAATAGAAGGCAACATTTGGAATGGTGCTAACGCTACTACAGGAGAATTTGATGGCTTTAATGTTTTATTAGCAGCAGATTCAGACGTAGTAGATGTAAGTGGCTCTCCAGTTACATCATCAAATGTAGTTACAGAGCTAGGAAAAATCGTAGATGCAGTTCCATCAGCAGTTTACGGAGCAGATGACCTAACTATCTATGCAGCACCAAATATCTATAAGGCTTACATTAGAGCTTTAGGTGGATTTGGAGCATCTGGTTTAGGTGCAGCAGGTATAGACAATAAAGGTCCTTTAGGATATTCAACAGGTCAAGGCTTACAGTTTGAAGGAGTTAATATTGTTATGGCACAAGGATTAGTTAATGAACAAGCAATAGCTGCTGAAAAATCTAACTTATGGTTCGGCACAGGTCTAATGAGCGATCAAAACGAAGTGAAAGTTATTGATATGGCTGATTTAGACGGTTCGCAAAATGTGAGAATCGTTATGAGATTTACTGCTGGTATTCAGTATGGAATCGGTAGCGACATAGTTTGGTACGCATAATAAGTAATTGTATAACATAAAGAAGGTGGGCGAGTTTTACTCATCTGCCTTTTTTTATAATAAATAAAAAGATATGGCATGTAATTTAACAAAAGGAAGAAAAGAACCCTGTAAGGATGTGGTAGGTGGTATAAAAGCTGTCTATTTCGCAGACTTTGGGGATATAACTATTGCTTATGATTCAACAGACGGAGATGTAGTTGATGATTTAGGAACAGTTGAAGTTTTTGAATACGAAGTGAAAGGTAACTCTTCTTTTGAACAAACAATTAATAGTTCAAGAGAAAATGGAACAACTTTTTTCGAGCAAACACTAAATTTAACTTTACACAAACTAACAGTACAGGATAATAAAGAACTGAAATTATTAGCTTACGGTAGGCCGCATGTAATAGTTCAGGATTATAATAATAATGCTTTTTTAATGGGAGCTATAAACGGAGCAGACGTATCTGGAGGAACAATCGTAACTGGCGCAGCAATGGGAGATTTATCTGGATATACTTTGACGTTAGCTGGTCAAGAAATTACTCCAGCAAACTTTTTAGAAGGTGCTACAGCAGCAGATCCATTTGCAGGATTAACGGGAACTGTAACGATAACACAAGGTACTAATTCGTAATTAGTTTAATTCTTTTAAAATTAATAAAGAGGGTCAATTCTGGCTCTCTTTTTTTTTTAAGTAAAGTTAACATATTTAATAAAATACTATTATATAAATATGATAATACTACAAAGCACAACTAGTTCTCAAACAATAAATTTTATACCAAGAGAATATGAATCTTCGGTGAGTAATATTTACAATATAACTATTGTGAATGAATCAGAGAACACGGAAGTTTATAATGTTGATACAAATTCTTTTACCGCTGTTGATTATTACTATCAATATTCAGCCGCTTTTACAAGGGTGGTAGATTTAGCTACAGTATCTAGTTTTGTTGAAGACACTTTTTATATATTGACTATTAAAAAAAGCGGAAGCGAGATATATAAAGGTAAAATATTTTGTACGAATCAAACAATTTCTGATTACTCTGTTAATTATAATCAATATACGCCAGAGGAATCAACAAACGAATTTATAGTTTTATAAAAATGGAAAATTTACATATAATTAACTTATCCGAATACAATAGACCAAAAATAACTGAAGAAAAAAACAGAAAATGGGTGAATTATGGGGAAGACAATGATTATTATTCATATTTAATCAAGTTATTCATTAATTCAACAACTAATAATGCAATTATAAATGGGGTATCTCAAATGATCTACGGGAAGGGATTAGATGCATTAGATAGCTCAACAAAACCAGATGAGTATGCAGCAATGAGATCTATTTTCCGCGACAAGGACCTCCAAAAGGTTGCTCTAGATTTAAAACTATTAGGGGAGGGATCTTTCCAAATTTTATACAGTGATAATAGAGTTATAAAAGCGGAACACTTCCCAAGGCAAACCCTAAGAGCTGAAAAATGTAATGAAGAAGGGGAAATAGAAGCGTATTATTATTTTTATGATTGGTCAAAGTTAAAACCCAGTAGTAGACCAAAGAGAATAGTGGCTTTTGGTTTTGGCAATGGGAAGGAACCAGAGATTAAAATAGTAAAAAGATATGTTAGTGGATATGACTATTACTGTCCAGTAGATTATCAAGGGGCTTTAGCTTATGCTGAATTAGAATCTGAGATATCCGACTATTTAATTAATGATGTTCAAAACGGTTTTTCAGGAACAAAAGTTGTAAACTTTAATAATGGTGTTCCCGATAGGGAGAAACAATTTGAAGTTAAAAGCGATGTAATGAATAAACTATCAGGATCAAAAGGGGAGAAAGTAATTATTGCATTTAACAATAATGCAGAATCAAAAACAACCATTGACGATGTGTCTTTAAACGACGCTCCTGCTCATTATGAGTACTTATCTAATGAATGTCAAAGAAAGCTAATTATAGGACATCGGATAACGTCCCCTTTGCTTCTGGGGATAAGAACAGAGAACACTGGGTTGGGATCTAACTCAGATGAGATAAAAACTGCAAGTTTATTATTTGACAACGTAACAATTAAGCCTTATCAAGATTTAATAGTGGAGAATATAGATGATATTTTAGCTGTAAATGAAATCAGTTTAAAATTATATTTCAAAACTTTACAACCTCTATCTTTTATTGATACAGATAACGCTATTACAGATGAATCAAGAGAAGAAGAAACAGGAGTAAAACTTTCAGAAGATATTCCAGATACTCATGAAGAAATAGCAGATCTGTTGGTTGAGAAAGGACAAGATGAACAAGAAATGTTAGATGAAGGTTGGGAATTAGTTGATGAAAGACCGGTAGATTATGACCAAGAAGAAGGATTAGATAAAATGATTGGACTTGTAAAAACTGGTTCTGCTTATCCAAATGCAAAATCAGAACAAGATGGAGAGAATCAAGAAGGTTTCAGATTTAGAGTAAGGTATCAATATGCTCCATTAACAAATAAAGATTCACGACAATTTTGTATTAAGATGGTAGGTGCTAAAAAAATATATAGAAAAGAGGATATTGAAGCAATGGCAGACCAAACAGTAAATGAGGGCTTTGGAAAATATGGTGCTGCAACATACGACATCTGGTACTACAAGGGTGGCCCAAATTGTCATCACTTTTGGATGAGGAAAACTTATAAAGCATCTAAAAAAGACATAAACCCAGACCCTAAAAATCCAAAGTCAGAAATTTCTGTAAACAGGGCAAGAAAGGATGGATTTTCGCCAGAGACAAATGACAAAGAGGTGGCAACAAGACCTATTGACATGCCAAATAAAGGATATTATAAACCAAGATAATTATGGCACAAGCATTATTAATTTCAAGAAAAGACATAGTAAAATTTACAGCAATGAACGGAAACGTTGATACGGATAAATTTATTCAGTTTATTAAAATTGCTCAAGACATACATATTCAAAATTATTTAGGAAGTAAATTGCTTGATAAAATAGAGGCGGATATAATAGCTGATACTTTAACGGGGGATTATCTTTCTCTGGTAACGGATCATATAAAGCCCATGCTTATCCATTGGGCAATGGTGGAATATCTCCCTTTTGCGGCCTACACGATTTCAAATAAAGGGGTTTATAAAGGTTCTAGTGAAAATGCGGAAAATGTAAATAAAAATGAGATCGATTTTCTTATTGAGAAGGAGAGAAATTTAGCACAATATTATACGGATAGATTTATCGATTACATGAGTTATAATAGTTCTAGTTTTACGGAATATAATTCTAATACAAACGACGATGTATATCCTGATAAAGATGCAAGCTTTGAAGGATGGGTATTATAAAAAAAAGATACAAGCCAAAGGTTTATAATATTAAAAGATTAAAAACTTTTATTTTAAGTTTAACAAAGAATAACAAAAACTTAAAAAATTTATTATAATAATATGGCTGAAGATATATATGATGTTAGTTGGTGGGGAGATGTAAATGCCTCAAATGGATGGGGGTCAATTTATCCTTTTGATGCAGATGGGTCATATTTTAGAGCAGACACAACTTTGGTTTTTGCAGATACAACAGTTTATACAGCAGACCAAACATTATATTAAGTAAATAAAAAAATAAAAAGATTATGGCAAAAACAGTAATAGGAGTAGGTAGTTCTCCAAATGATGGTACAGGTGATCCAATACGAACAGCCTTTACTTCAACGAACTCAAACTTCAATGAGTTATATACCCAATTTGGTAATGGAACTACGCTATCTATTAGTGGAGATATTACCATGTCAGCAGGTGCTGCAACAATAGCTACTAATGCTGTTGAACAAGCTATGATGGCAGATGATTCAGTTGGAGCAGCAGAGATAGTAGATAATTCGGTTGGTGCTGATGAGTTAAATGTATCAGGGGATGGTGTGGCAGGTCAGGCATTGTTGTCGGATGCCGATGGAACTTTCTCTTGGGGTGCAGCAGGAAGTACATATACAGCAGGGGATGGAATTACCTTAAATACATTGGAGTTTGATTTGGATGCAGGATTAACAACTGTTACTTCTATTTACAACACAGCTTTAAAGGTTGGTAGAGATGCAAGTGGAGATTGGATTGATTTTGGAACTGATGACCAAATTAGCTTTCACGTAGGAAATGCAGAGGAAATGAGATTAGAAGCTGATGGAGATTTACATACAGAGGGAGATGTAATTGCTTATTCTACAACAGTACCATCAGATGAAAAATTAAAAGATAATATTCAAACTATTGATAATGCTATTGACAAATTAAAGCAAATCAAAGGTGTAACATTTGAATATAAAAAGAACGGTAAAACTTCTGCAGGTATTATAGCACAAGATTTAGAAAAAGTATTACCAGAGGTTGTAAGAGAAAAAACAAGTTTAGATGGTTCTCAAACATACAAGACAGTAGATTATAATGGTGTAATTGCTATGTTGGTTGAATCGGTTAAGGAACTTGAAGCGAGAGTAAGTAATTGTGAATGTAATAAAAACAAATAAAAATGGCAATAGAGGGCAAATGTATATATATAGAAACAAGTCAATCAGAAACTGAAACTGTAGAAGAAACTTATGCAACTCCTGATGGAGAATCTCATACTTATCAGGCACCTAAAACTATGGTTGATACTACTGATTATGACTATGCGTATATTTCTATTAAAGAGATAATAATAACGGATAATTTTGGTGTTGATTCAGATGGCAATATTGTTAAAAGAGCAATATTAACATTTCAAATAGCAGGATATTTAGATAAAGAAACTAAATATTTAGACCAAGAGAACTGGTTGTTTTGGCAGACAGGATTTCAAGTGTATGATTTTGATTGTACTTTAAATCCTTATGAAGTAGCATATGGTACTTTAAAACAAAATGAGGCCTTTGTAGAAACATCAAATTGTTAAATTATGCCAGTACCAGCAAGTGGAGAATTAAAATTAAGAGCTGACATCGCATTAGAAGTTGATGGTTCAGCAAGTGGAACAAATGTTTCTTTAGGAACATTGGCAGATACAGCAGGTTTTGATACACCTCCTGATGCTATGTCAGAATTTTATGGGTATTCAGCTTGTTCAGCACCAACAGGAGTTGATTTAAACTATTTACAAAGTGCAACACCAACTGGCTTTTGGATGAGGGGAAGATATACAGGAACTAATGGTGGTTGTGATATAAATAGCTATGGTTTTTATATAGGTACTGATAGTTCAAGTGCTACAAATAACACTAAATATGAGAGAGGTACTGATGCTAAGGGTGCATATAGTAATGTAGATTATACATTTACAGGGGGTGCAAGTAGCACAACTTATTATGTTTGGGTTTATTTCACAAATATAGCAGGGTATACATCATATTCTTCTATGGGAACAATAGCAACATTAGCTCCTTATATATCTGCAACACAAGGTTCTACAAGTTGTGCAGGTGATACAAGCGTTTGGGGTTGTAATGGTGGAAGTATTAGTTGGAATTGGCAAGTAACTTATTATGATGCTTGGACTGGTTTTACAGATGGAGGAAGTTTTGTAACAACACACTCAGCACCAACAAGCCTTGCATATACAATTGGTGGTTCTGTTGGTTGTCCTGGCACAAGGACTAATAGTGCTACATCAGCGAGTATGCAATCTATTAGTTTGACTACTACGTGTGTTTTAGCTGCATCAGGTGGTCCAACATTTAACACCACAGCAGTATATTCAAAATCAGGATATACATCAAAATCATATACTGCTTGTGCTATAACCTGTACAGATTAATGATAGTAAAACTTAAACATATATTAAATGGGTGGAGTAATTTTTTATTACATCATACTAATTTGCTAAGTGAAGAAGTTAAAAACAAAGGTAAAGAAAGATTTAGTATTTGTTTAGGTTGTGAGATAAGAGTAAATAATGTATGTGCTATGTCAAAAAAAGGTATAGATGTTATTACAAAAGAAGAAAAAAATGGATGTGGTTGTTTGTTGTATGCAAAAGTATTAGCAGAACACACAAAATGTCCATTAAGTAAATGGTAAAATTATGGCAGATTTAGATATAGAAGATATTAAAAAGAAGAAGATAAATATATCAATAGAAAATTTAGTTCTATTAGGTGCAGGACTGGTAAGTTTAATAGGTATGTGGTTTGCACTACAAAATGATATAAATGAAGCTAAGGAATTACCTGTTAGTGAGGTTTCAAGAACAGAGTTCTCAATGAAGGATGAAATGATAAGGGAAAAGGTAATAAATATAGAGGAGAAGGTTAATGAGAATGGGGAGAAGTTAAAATCTATTGATGATAAACTTTATGAAATAATAATGAAAAAATGATAAATATTATGTCAAAATATATATTTTTTATATTACTGCATCTGTGGTCAGATTTTGCACAAGCACAGGACATTACTATATTGCAAGTTAATGCAGGATGGAATCAACATAATGATTTAAAAATCAAATCCGTTAAAGGTGCTAAAGTACAATACGCATTATTAGAGGAACAATCAACTAATTTTAAAAAAGGTATAAAATCTGTTCCTGCAATTCTTATTTATAAAGATCAAACTTTAGTATGGAAAAAAGAGGCAGGATTAACCTTAAAACTAAACATCACTAAAAGTGATTTGGATTCATTGGTAAAGGTATATAGTAATGACAAATTTTGAACCTACAATTTTAGGAATTATAACATTGACTTTGAGTATTACTCAACTTAATGAGGCACTCCAAGCAGCCTTGATGGTAATAACAATAACTTATACTTTGTTCAGAATAATAGAGTTATTGGACAACAAAAAGAATAACAAAAAAAAATAAAAAAATAATGGTAAGAATACTAAGGTGGTTAGCAAATAAAATAGAAACATTTAACAATTACATATCAGCTAAATGGAATGATTGGTTGAAGAAAATAAAAATGTAATAATGGTTGCTATTAGTGAGCATATATCATATAAAGAAGCAACAAAATCAAACACAGCTTTAAGGTTAGATATTGATAATACTCCAGATGGTTATGAGCTGGGTAATATGACTGGTATAGCTCACAATTTATTTGAGCCATTAAGGGAGTGGGTTGGTGGACCTGTAAAAATCAATAGCTTTTTCAGATGTAAAGAATTAAATTCTGCTATTGGAGGAAGCTCTCGGTCTCAACATTGTGAAGGCAGAGCAATAGACATTGATGATACCTTTGGTCATAAAACAAATGCAGAAATGTTTTATTATATAAAAGATAATTTGCCATTTGATCAGTGTATTTGGGAATTTGGAAATGACATTAATCCAGATTGGGTGCATGTCTCTTATGTGAACGAGAATGAAAACAGAGGAAGATGTTTAAAAGCATACAAAAAAGATGGTAAAACCCATTATGTTCAAGTATGAGAAAAACAAGAATAGAAAAAATAGTTAGAAAGTTTATATTAAACAGTTACAAACAACCATTCGGGAAAAAGACAAAAAAAATTAAATGGGAAAAGAAAAGAAAAAATTTGGGCAAACCAAAGTAGGACAATTCCTTGCAAAAAGTGGGTTGGTGAACAACCTGCTTGACGTTATCCCTGATAAGGGCATTTTAGGCATCGTTAAGAACATTTTAGTAAAAGATAATACATTACCCCCTGTTGACAAAGAACAGGCGTTAAAACTCCTCGAAATGGATATGGCAGAAATGGAAGCGGTAACAAGAAGATGGGAAGCAGATGCTAAAAGTGGGAGTTGGTTAAGTTCTAATGTTAGACCACTTACTTTAATCTTTATAACAATTGTTTACACGGCGGGGTTTTTTCTAGAATATGAGCTTGACAATATAAATCAGATTTTGCTGCTTATAATAGGAGCATATTTTGGTGGAAGAAGTTTTGAGAAGACAAGAAAGTAATGCCAAGAGTTAAAAGACCAAGAGTTTATACTTATATAAGACCAAGACCAAAAAAAAGACCAAATGTCCATTCTAAAAACGCAAGTAGAGGACAAACTGGTTATAAAAAAAAATACAGAGGACAAGGGAAGAAGAGATAATGTTAAAAGAATATGTCTTGCTGTTAATAAAAAACTATTCTTAAGGGTTTGCTTTTTAAAAAAAAAAGGATAAATTTGGTGGGTAGTGGTAAATTAAAAAGATGTTTAACAATTTAAAAACAAATATAAAAATGGATGAAATTAGAAAATTAGCTGATAAAATTATATTAGACTATCATATCACTATTGAAGATAAAACTAATAGATTATTGCAATTAGATGCAATACAATATACAAACCTAGGAACGGAAAGCACAAAAGGAGAGAGGATGGGAGTAAAAGCTAATTCTAAGTATATCTATAAGAAGATAAAAGACATAAACCCCGATGTCGGGAAACAACTAATAGGCAACATGGATGTCTAAGAAGTTAACTAGAAAAAAATTAATAATTAAACTTGATAATATTTTTTCTAAATATATAAGATTAAGAGATGCCGATAAATACGGGTACTGTAGATGTGTTACGTGTGGGGAGAGGTTGCATTGGAAAAAAATTCAAGCAGGTCATTTTATTAGTAGAAAATATTATAGCACGAGGTGGGATGAAGAAAACGTAAATGCACAGTGTGTAGCTTGTAATGTTTTTAAATCAGGGGAACAATATAAATATTCTTTATACTTAGGTAATGATATAAGTTTAGACTTATCAAATAGATCAAAAGAAATAGTTAAATTTGAAAGTTATGAATTAGAAGAAATGATAAGTATATATAAAAACAAAATAGAATCTATGGATTCTTTTGAAGGTGCTTAGCCTTCGTATTTGTTCTTTGTTTTTGGAAAAAGGGGGTAATTTTTTATCCTCTTTTTTTTTATTTACAATTATTTTTTATAATTTTACAACATGATAACTTATTATAAAAATTTAATTCAAGCATATTTAGATCTTGTGCAAAAGCAACAAAAAGAAATAGAAGAACTTCTATCTATAATGAATGCGATATTAAAACACGATCATGATTTACCGCAAGAATTAAATGATATAATAATTACATATTACAAAAAGAAAGATAATGACAATAAATAATCAACCACAAAGAATCTCTCGAACACAGGACTCTATTAGTAAACAAGGCGCAGTAGACAGAGCTACAGAAATAGCGTTAAATCCCGTATGGCGTAAAGCTACCCAAGAAGAAAGAACACAAATCCTTGGTGATATACAAGCCTTAGGCAAACTATTGTATTTTGAAAAAAATCTTCTACCAACATCAGAGGATTATAAAAAGTTATACCAGATAACAGAAAAAGAAAATAAAAAATAATAATTACGAAAAAACAATATGGAAGTAATTGGTAAAATTGAGAAAATTTTAAATACAGAAACAAGAGGCACACCCCCAAAGGAAGTGACTATAAAAAAAATTATAATAAAGACGGACCCTGAAGGTAAATATCCTAACAGCGTCGCAGTAGATTTTTTAAATGCTAACGTTGATAAACTAACTGAATTCAAAGTTGGTGATGAAGTAATGGTAAAAATTAATTTAAGATCAAAAGAATATCAAAGTAAGTGGTATACTAATGCGGTAGCTTGGGCTATAAATCTTAAACAAGAACCAGTTGTTTCAAAGGATCAACTACCGGATTCAAACGACGGAAACGACTTGCCTTTTTAAAATGATTTTAAATCCATACGATCTTTATAACCGGTTATTAGATATAAAGCATGGACGTATAAAAGAAGGATTAAAAATTGATATTCCCGAAATTGACGAATATTTAAGATATAAGCAGGGGAATTTTAACTTGTTAATTGGACATGCGAATGTGGGAAAAACAACGGTTATGTTATATCTATTCGTTACATGGGCTGTCAAACATGGATTAAAGTTTTTAATTTGGTCTTCTGAAAATACGCCTCAAGCAATTCAAAGAAAAATAATTGAATTTAAAATGCAACAAACGATTACTTTAGCTAAAGACGAAGAGATCAAAGAGGCTCTTGCTTGGTCTACGCTATTTTTTAAAATTATTGACGTAGAGGAACTTTATACTTATAAAGAATTACTAGAGGAAGCAAAAGAAATCAAAGATATATGGGATTATAACGCGATTTTAATTGACCCTTACAATTCTTTAATAAAAGACAGACAATTATATAAAGAAGTAGGGGGTCATGAATATGACTATCAAGTAGCGAGTGAATTTCGACTATTTGCAAAAAGAAATAATATTACCATTTTTTTAAATGCTCACGGTGTTACCGAGGCATTAAGAAGAACACACGCAAAAGGACACGAATATGAAGGTTTACCAATGCCTTTAAATATGGCAAGTGTAGAAGGAGGAGGGAAATGGGGAAACAGGTGTGATGATTTAATGTGCATACATCGATATACCTCACACCCAACTGATTGGATATATAGTCTTATTTTAGTATTAAAGATTAAGGAAATGGAAACCGGCGGGAGATGCACCCCATTTAATGAACCAATTAAGTTAAGAATGTTAAAAAATAATATAGGGTTTACATTTATGGATATAAATCTTATGAGAGAAAATAAAAATAAAAACATAGAATTTTGATTTTAAAAGTTTTATTAATATTAGCCGTAACAGCGTTAATAATAGCACATAAAAAAAGAGCGGAAGTACAGCTAGCTTTAATAAAAGGTTTTATGCTAGGAGGCCTATATCACAAAGAACAATACGATGATGGATTTAATGAGTACACTATACAGGTGTTAATAGGAATTGTTAATCTAACTGTGAAATGGGAGAGGGAGCGGACTGGTTAGCGATAGCAGCAAAACAACATAAAGAGTGGATTAGGGTTGTAAATGGTTTCGGAGAATACGATTATGCAGAAGACATTGTTCAGGAAAGTTATTTAATTTTATATAAATACGCAAACCCAAAAAAAGTTATTAAGGACGGGGCTATTAGTAAAGGATATATGTATTTTACTCTCCGTACAACATATTACATGTATTATAATTCTAAAAGAAAAGTTAAAAAAACATCAATAGACGACGGTTTACTACAAATAAAACACAGATCAGAGCTCGCAGAGCAAGAGGCTTATAACAAAATATGTCAAAAAATGGATAAAGAAATAGAAAATTGGCATTGGTATGATAAAAAATTATTTATATTATACAGGGATTCTGGAATGAGTATAAGAAAAATAGCAAAAGAAACAACCATAAGCTGGGTTAGTATTTTTAATTCCTTGAAGAACGCGAAGAATATTATTAAGGACAAACTATCTGAAGACTACGAGGATTATAAAAACGAAGATTATGACAAATTATAAGAAATTTAAAGCAAACTTCGAGTACCAACAAAAAATGATATCAAAAGGGTTTGGGGATTCAGTTGAAAAATTTACAAAAGCAACGGGGATAAAAAAAATGGTTGATACGGTTTCAACCGCTTTAGACAAAGATTGCGGTTGTGATAAGAGGCGGAAGAGACTAAACGATATCTTCCCTTTCGTAAAACCCAAACTATTAACAGAGGAAGAATTTGTTTTTTTAGATCAAGTCTTTACAAAAGAAGAAAGTCAAATTCCTCAACCAGAAAAAATTTTAGGGATCTATAACAGAGTTTTTAGTGACAAGCAAAAAATAACAAACTGTAGTCCTTGTTTTGTAGGGACAGTATATAATAAATTAAAAAAAATATGGTATGAGTATAAGTAAGATAAATTTAATACAAGAGATAGAATTTTTAGAAAGGTTTGAAAAGATAGGTGACATTCTTTTAAAATGGTCGGAGAAATCGGGTGATAAAAATTTAAAGGTTTGCAAATCTTGTTTAGCAGATATAGGGATCTATGTAAGTCATCTAGAAGTAGATAGGAGATCTATGAAGAAAGCTCTATTGGATTATAAAAATAGAATTGACAAATTACAAAATCTTTTATATGATAAAGAGGAGGATGTAAACAAAATAAAAAAGGAAAACAAAAGATTAAGAGAAGAAGTCATAGAAAACTTTGGAAGGGATTTAAAGCGTTAACGTTTCCTGTAATTGACAAAAATTGTTTACATTTGTAAGTGGAAGCAATAATTAATAAATGTTTAATTGAATTAAATATGTCAAAAAATATATTATTAGAAGCAAATAAGATAATTAACGAAAGATCTCAGGAGAAAGAGAGAATGTATGGGCCTATGCAGGAGTGTATGCAAAGATGTGCAGACATTGCTTCATTAATAACCCAGAAAGAAATTACAAGTAGAGATGTGCATATAGTTATGATTGCAATGAAATTCGCAAGAGAAGCGTATTCTCATAAAGAAGATAACTTATTAGATGCCGCTGCTTATATTGCTTCGTTAAATGAATTAGAAGAAGGGGAATAATGAATCAGTTTGAATTTTTTTATCAAAACCATTTAAAAGACGTTGCTTATCATGGACATAAAATAACAGGGAGAAACGGCGATACCCGTCAAATAATTGGTAAACAGATTCAAGCAAATCTTGAAGAAGGATTTCCGATCATAACAGCAAGGAAGGTCTTTCCTAAAACAATGGGCCTAGAAACACAGTGGATGCTCGAAGGAAGAACTAACATTAATTGGTTGAATAAAAGAGGTGTAAAGATCTGGGATAAATGGGCAGATAAATACGGGGAGCTAGGGCCGGTTTACGGGAAACAGTTGATAGATTTTAACGGGATTAATCAAACAAGAAACCTAATAAGAGATATTAAAAAAAACAGAAGCAGCAGAAGACATGTCATAACCTTTTGGAACCCGAATGATTTAAAATATATGGCGTTACCCCCCTGTCATTATTCATTTCAAGTTTTAATTACAAGCAAAGTAAATATAGTGGTAACAATGAGGAGTCTTGATTTGTTTATAGGGCTCCCGTATGACATGGGTATGTATGCAATAATCTGTAGCGCAATAGCAAAAGAATTAAACATACCAGCTGGCCAAGTAATTATAAATGCCGCGAGTACCCATATATATACCGAACACATGAATTTAATTGAACAATATTTATCTAATAAATATCTAAGTCTTCCTCGTCTAACTAATGTATCAACCTTTACAGATTTTAATGCAGAAGAATTTCAATTGACTAATTATAAGTATGTAGAACATTTAAAACCAGAAGTAATATTATGATATATGATAAAATTTTACATTGGGCAGCAGAAAAAGGAATATTAGATAAAGGGAATGCACAAACCCAATTAATAAAACTTGTAGAAGAACATGGCGAATTAGCGGAAGCTATACTAAAAGATAACAAGGAAGAAGTAAAAGATGCGGTAGGAGACATGATAATAGTGTTAACAAATCTTTGCTATTTTTATGATCTAAAAGTTGAGGATTGTGTAATATCAGCGTATAACGAGATAAAAAATAGAAAGGGAAAAATAATAAATAAAACATTTGTAAAAGATGAAAGTAGTAAATAAGAATCCTAAATGGAAAAACATAACGTTTATGACCCCTAAAATAAATTTTAGAAATTGGGCAAAGGATGGAGTAAAAATAATTTTAGAAGGGGATAGTTTTGAATTTTCTAAACCTCATGAAATAGAAGCGTTACTAACCAACTTATCGCCTAGCTATAATTCAAACACTACGTGTTTTATATCCATTCCTGAAATGAAAAGTATTCACGCAAAGAAAGACCGATTAGAAAAAATAGAATTACTCAATGGAGAGGTATACAATAAAAAGGTTTTAATAGAAAAGATGTATGACGATAGTTTTTATTATGGAGAATTAGGGAAGTACGCATTGAGTAGCTCTGCAATTAAAAATTTAATTGAGTCTCCTAAAAGTTATGCAAGAAGTTTAAATTTTAAATCAGATAGCCCCGCTTTTAAAACAGGAAGACTTATCCATTTAGCCGCATTAGAACCAAAAAAGTTAGAAACCTTATGTCATATAGTAGAAGTACAATCAGCAGTAACAAAAAAATATAAAGATAAGGTGAAAGAAGTAGGGTCAGACCAATTTGTTTTTACAAGAAAAGAATATGATAAAGCTATGTATACAGTAGACGCTTTACAACAAAATGAATTATGGCAAGAATTTACAAGAGACGCGGAGTTTGAAAAACCCGGTTTCGGTATATTACACGGTTATCCATTTAGAGCTAAGGCAGATGTTTTAGGTGTAGATTTTTTAGCAGATTTAAAAACAACCTCTGATTTAAAAGCATTTAAGTGGTCGGCAAAAAAATATAGTTACGATGTACAGTTATATATTTACTGTAATTTATTTAAAACAGATTTTAAAGATTTTTATTTTTTTGTTATAGATAAATCTACAGGAGACTTGGGCATTTACGACTGTGCAGAGTCTTTTTATAAATCAGGAAAAAACAAACTAGAATACGGGATTAAGGTTTTTGAGCAATACTTCATAAATAAAGAAATAGAATTAAATGAGTATGTTGTTCGAGATACCTTAACATGACCAAAAAGCAATTTCATTTTTACACGATGGCTTGGATGGATCTAATAGAAGGAAGTAGTATTTTAGATATAAAAGGCGCAATGAAAATGTATGCGAATACTGAAGACTTTGACGCATGTATTGGAATACAAAAAGCAATTAATGAATATAATTCATATATTACTTTATTGAAAAAATTAAAAATAAAAACCAAAAACAGAAGCAATGATAAAAAATAAATTAAAAGTAATTATACATAGAAATACAAGTATTGATCTAAAGGACTTAGAAACAATTAAATCTAGAAAAAGGGAATTCGTAGAGACAAGAGGTATATATTATAAAATACTAAAAGACTATACTAAATTCTCATTAGTACATATCGGTAAAGATCTGGGGAAATCCCACGCTACGGTATTACATGCAATACGAAATTTTGATTATTGGGTTAAATACGACAAAACACTCGAACAGAGATATAAAAAAATACTAAAAGAGTTTAAAGAATATGTGGGTATAGATAAACTGGAAGGCAATCTAACATATAACATTGAAGAATTAATGGATAATTACGTTAAACTTAAAAAACAATATGAAAAACTTAAAGAAAAAATATCTGAAAATGTTTAACGTATTCTATAAAATACTATTATACTATTGATTAATCAAGTTTTTTCAAGATATGTCACACGGTGGAAAAAGAACAGGTTCTGGTAGAAAATCCAAAGCTGATGAGCTTAATTTAATAGAAAAGTTAAGTCCGTTAGAGGGGGCCGCTTATCAAGCATTAAAAATAGGAGTAGAGAACGGAGACTTCAAATATGTTCAGCTGTTTTATAATTACTATGCCGGTAAACCAAAAGAAACAAAAGATATTACAATAAACGAAGATACTCCTCTCTTTGTTGACTAATGAGAATAAAAAGAACTATAGCGTTAGATAAATTACAAGCTTTAAAGAACAGAGTTAAGATAGTAAGAGGAGGAACTGCTGCAGGAAAAACTATTTGTATTTTATCTATATTAATAGATAAAGCTATAAGATCTAAAAATTTAGAGATTAGCGTGGTCTCTGAGTCAGTCCCACATCTCCGCAGGGGTGCCTTAAAGGACTTTTTAAATATTCTTAAAGGTCTTAATAGGTATTACGAAGAAAAATACAACAGGAGTACTTTAAAATACACCTTTTCTAATGGAAGTTATATAGAGTTCTTCAGTACAGATCAACCCGATAAACTGAGAGGTTCGAGACGTACTGATTTATTTATGAATGAATGTAACAATGTAACCTTTGAAAGCTTTCAGCAATTATCAATTCGTACAAGTGGAGATATTTGGTTAGACTATAATCCAACCACTTTGTTCTGGGTAGATAAGGAATTAGTAAACACGCCAGACACCGACTTTATTACACTAACATATAAAGATAATAATCAATTAGCTTCGTCGATAACAAGGGAAATTGAGAAAGCTAAGATCAAAGCAAACACAAGTACCTATTGGTCAAACTGGTGGAAGGTATATGGACTAGGTGAAATTGGTATATTAGAAGGAGCCTGTATACCTGACTGGAAACAAATAGAGGTAATACCGCCGAGCGCTAGATTATTATGTCATGGTCTTGACTTTGGTTACTCGGTGGACGAGGCTGCTTTAATAGCACTATATAAGTTGGATGATTCTTACCTGTTTGATGAGGTCCTCTATAGGAAGGGTATGCTTAATTCTCATATTAGCCAATTCATAAAAAACAATTCTATTTTAGGAACCATCTGGGCCGACTCGGCAGAACCAAAATCAATAGCGGAATTAAATACTTACGGCCATCAAGTATATCCAGTTAAAAAAGGGAGAGACTCAATAGTCTATGGAATCAATTTAATAAATCAAAATAAAATATATGTAACTCTTAGATCTAAAAATTTAATAAAAGAATTACAAGGTTATATTTGGTTACAGGACAAACAAGGGAATACATTACAAAAACCTAATCCTTTAAGCGGCGACCATAGTATAGACGCGGCAAGATACGCGTTAACATCACAATTGCAGGATCCTAATAAAGGAGAATATCATATATGGTAGAAAAAATAATTTTTAAAATATTTTAATAAAATAGTGTTTATTAACAAAAAATGTTTATATTAGCATATAACAATTAAAACAAACAACATGAGTAAAACAAAACTAACATTAGAATTAACACACAAAGAAATGAGAATACTTTATTGCTTTGGGGTAACAGCAATGAGCAATCATTTAAAAGACCATAAAACTATTATTGGTAAAGAAAAAGAAACCTTAGAAAATAAACTTTGGTTGGCTTTCAAACAAACAGAAAAATAACATAAAAACAAAAACATGAAAATTGAAATTGATAGAGAAGATTTAGATCAGTTAATAGAGTTAAGAATGGCTATCGATAAAAGAATACAAGAGATAGGCAGAGAAAGAGTCAACAATAATGTTGGCACCTTTAATAATAAAACTAAAAAAAGAGGACATTACTCCCAAATTAGAGTAGGAGATAAGATTAGAATCGAACATAAAAAAACTGTTGGACAAGAGTTCACAGTAACAAAAATTAATAATAAGACTTTTAAGTGTATAGATAAAGATGGTTGGAAAGTAAATGTTGAAAAACCTTTAGCCTACGCTATATAAATAACTTTAAAAACAAACAACATGAAAATTGAAATTTACAAAGACTCTGATAAAGAACAAGAAACACCGGTAGGTGTATTTAATTTAGGACCAGGTAAAAGGACTTGGAATACAGTGATTGAGTACTGTAGTCAACATAAAGTTGAATATCCATTATCCGTAATAATTGACGGATATGTATCATTAGGATGGGATGAGATCGACGAGTGGCTAATAGGAGGTCACCCTAACTGGGCTAGGTAATAATAACTAACTAAAAAACAAAAAAATGGAAAATTTAACTAACACAGAAATTCAAATCTTATTAAAATTAGTAAATAATAAAATAAATTCTAATAAAACATTCTACAAAACTCTAAGAGAAGTATCAAAGGAAGACGGAAAGCTATTATGTCAAATTGGTGAATTGGATACAATTAGTTATAAACTACTGGACAACTTGGTAAAAGAATAATAATTAAAAAATAATTAGTAACTTTATAAAAAACAAAGAATATGAATTATAAAAATTCTACAATCGCAGCGCTAGATTACATAGCTGTAAATAAATACAACGTACCAGAAACCGAAGGGTTCTTTGGGTCTAATGAAACTGTCCAAGAATTAATTTTAAAAGATTATAATGAGGACAAGTGGGAATGGAGACAAAAAGTATTAACAACTAAATCTTCATTTAAAACTAACTTAGAAAAATATAAAGACTTTATATAATGAGAAAAGATATATTAGATTTTATTAAATATATTACAACAACTTTCGTGGTTTTGTTTATATTATGGTCATTAAAGATATTGACAGTTGGATAATAAAGGATTATACAAAGCAACAAGGGCGGACATAAGCATGAAACCCAATAAGGAGTTTCAGAGGAAGATCCTCAAAACAATAGCATGGTCTATAGGACTTGGGACAATAGGATTCATCGCGGTAATTAATTTCCTATTTTATTTTGCAGGAGCAATAGCTGAAAAGATGAGTCAACTATTTTGGGGTATTATATACTTCATAGCATAAATTAACAAGGATTAAATTAATAAAATGAAATTAGAAAAAATAGCAGAACAACTAGACAAAATGCAAACAAAGTTATTTCTAAACGATGCGCTAACAACAAATGAGGCTATTTGGATAGTTTGGCCTTTACAAAGAACAAGGGAGAGACTTGAAAAGAAAATTCGAAATAAAAACAAAAACTCAACACGAGAAGGAGATGAAGATCTTCAAATGGTGCCTACAGAATAATATTAGAGTATATCCAAGAGCGCTATATCGCGGAAGATTTCCGAAAGTTAAAATAGTACTTGAATATAAAAAGCAAATACGCGTAGGCAAAAAAGAATATAATCAAAGATCTTTAGAATATAGAAATAAGTTGGCAGAAGTTTTAGAGTGGGCATACAATAACGCAAAAGAAAAATAGGGTGTAGCATCATCTTATTTATTCATGTTAATTAGTTTTTTGTTTAAGAGAGCGTCAGAAATGGCGCTTTTTTTATTATATATATATTATACGTAATTAATATATAATTATTATATATATATGAAGATAAATATAGACGTCCCAGATTCTCTAAGTGAGATAACCTTAAGCCAATATCAAAAGTTTGAAAAAATAGATAACGATGAGAATAGAAATACAAATTTTATCCTACATAAGCTGGTAGAGATATTTTGTAATCTAGATTTGAGGGATATAATAAAGATCAAGTGGTCTAGTGTTTCAAAGATTGCAAACAGCATAAATAGTCTTTTTGAAAAGGACCATAAATTGATTACAACTTTTACTCTTAATAAGAAAGAGTATGGATTTATACCAAACCTAGACGAGATGACATTAGGAGAGTATATAGACCTAGATAATTCTGTTTCTGATTGGCAGCAAATGCACAAAGCTATGGCCGTTTTATTTAGGCCTATAACATATAAAAAAAGTCAGACGTATTTAATACAAGAATATGAAGCAGAAGGAGGAGATGAGTTAAAAGGTATGCCCCTTGATGTAGTGCTAGGCTCACTCTTTTTTTTTTACAATTTAAGAAAAGAATTGCTAAATACTATACCGAGTTATTTGAAGTTGGAGATGCAGAAGAAGGGTATGACCATAGCGGAAAAATTACCTTCGCAAAAAAGTGGGGATGGTATCAGTCTATCTATGGATTGGCTAGAGGAGATGTTCAGCAAATCGAGCCAATTACAAAACTAAAATTACACTCGTGCTTATTTTATCTAGCATTTGAGAAAGACAAAATGGATATAGAAAAAAGATTAATAAAAAATGGCTAAGACAAAAGGATTTTACAATGTTATTGAAATAATAAAAACAACTATATCAGCAGAGCCTTTTGTTAATACTGTAAGTTATGGGAGTATAGACGAGATTGATTTAGACAAGCAGACTATTTTTCCCCTTGCTCATGTGGTTGTTAACAATTGCGTAATAGGCACAAAGACATTAACCATGAATGTATCTATTCTAGCAATGGACATTGTAGATGAAAGCAAAGACAAGACTACAGACATATATACAGGAAACGATAATGAACAAGATGTATTAAATACTCAATTAGCATTACTTAATAGAGTAATAGCAAGTATGCAAAGAGGAGACCTGTATTCTCAAGCAGACAATATGTTACAAATAGAGGGAGATATAACATGTGAGCCTTTTGTAGATAGGTTTAAAAATAGATTAGCAGGATGGGCAGCAACATTTGATGTAGTAACTATAAACGATATGACAGTATGTTAAAGAAAGAACAAACAAGAGTTTTAAAGAAGTTTAGAGACTACGTAATTAAACAGTCTAAGTCAAACCTGACCAAAAAGAAAAAGAATGTCTCTAAAGGTCTCTATGAGAGCTTAGAAGCAAAGTTTAAAGTTATGCCAAACTCATTTTCATTACAATTTCTTATGGATGACTATGGGATATTTCAAGACAAAGGAGTAAGTGGAAAGAAAAAAAAATATAATACCCCTTTCTCTTATAGTAATAAGATGCCTCCAAGGGGGGCAATATTGAAATGGGTTAATGCTAGGAGGATGAGGTTAAAGGATAAAGAAACAGGAAAATTTATAAGGGGAGGACAAAACAGTTTAGCCTTTCTAATCCAGAGGAGTATTTTTCAGAAGGGCATAAAGCCTAGCCTGTTTTTTACAAAACCATTTGAAGCAGCATTTAAAAGATTGCCAAAAGATTTCATAGATGCTTATGGTTTAGATTTTGAAAAGTTTTTAGATTTTAGTTTAAAGAAATAAACAATGGCAAATATATTATTAAGAAGTCCTTATTATGTTAACCTATCTAAAGCCACTGGGTTGTCAGCAAAATTAGAATTGACAATCAAAGGCAATACAGAGGACGGAAGCACATTGAGATATACTATTGTAAAAAACACTCCAACAAATAGTGTAACCTTTGAGATTGCTCAATTATGTAGAGACTATTTAGATATTGCTTATGCAGGAAGTTATATAAGTGCTGTTGTAGATATTTCTGGAGATGTAACTTGGTATGATGCTATTGACGCAGGGGGAAGCTCTGTAGGAACTGTTACTTTTACCCATAATGGTTTTGGGGGATATTGGGATTATGTAAATACTAGCTCTAATAAAAATTATTGTTCTGAAGGAGTTTGTTTAATGCAAGACAATACTATAGTCTATGTCCCAGAGAGTATAGCAGGGTTTATACCAACTCTTTCATCTGGAGCAATTGTTTATGAAGCATTTAGTACAAGCTCTACATCTATTGCAGTTGGAAGTCCAGCTCAAACAATCACAATTACTAGAACTCAATGCTCAAAAAACTCTCCAGTCAAAGTTACATTTGTGAACAAATATGGAGCATTACAAGATATGTATTTTGACATGAAAAGCTCAAAGTCAATTTCTACAGAAATAGAAAAATATAATAATTCAAATATTTCAACAACTGGAACTTATTCAAGTCAATCTCATCAATTTAAAACATTAACAAAAAGAGGCAGGGAAAGAATTATAATCAATACAGGGTATATAGATGATGGAATGAATGAGCCAATAAAACAGCTAATGTTATCGGAGCAGGTCTGGGCAACAATAGACAACTCTATCCATCCAGTAGATGTAGCAACTAGCAACATGACATTTAGGACAAGTAAGAATGACAAGTTAGTTCAATACACTCTTGGCTTAGAGTATGCTCATGAAAGTATTGACAGAGTAAGATAATGAAAGCCTATTTACAGTTATATATTGAAGGAAACAGAATGGATTTATTTACTGATGAATCTGTTAATGTAATTCAGTCTATCCAAAACATAAAGGACATCTCACAGATCTTTGTGGAGTTTAGCAGGAGCTTTGACGTACCCGCCTCAAAAAAGAATAATAAGGTTTTTAAACATTACTATAATTATAGCATTATAGATGGCTTTGATGCAAGATTAAAAAAAACAGCAACTCTAGAATTAAACCATAGGCCATTTAAAGATGGCAAAATAAGATTAGATGGAGTTGATATGAGAGACGGAAGTCCAGACTCTTATAGGATTACTTTTTTTGGAAATACTATATCTCTAAATGATCTTGTAGGAGATGAAGACCTATCCGGATTAGAGTTATCTACCTTTGATACAGACTATACTGCTGCAAATGTTAAGCTTGCATTAACAACAGCTCTTTCATATACCTATACAGATCCAGAAACATCCGCTGAAACTCCTTATGTAAATGCAATTATTGCGCCTTTGATTTCTCACACCCAAAGATTTTATTGGTCCACAACTGATGGAACTGCATATTCAGATACAGCGACTTCTCAAAATATAGATTATAATCAATCAGTTCATGCTGGAGTTTATTTTGAGGAGTTAAAATTTGGATTAAGAGTACATGCAATTATAGAAGCTATAGAAAGAAAATATGGAATCACTTTTTCAGAAGATTTTTTCTATCCAAACAATGCTCCTTACTTTAATTTATATTTATGGTTACACAGAAAAAAAGGAGCAGCATTTGAATCAGCTGAAATCTCAAAACAGATAACAGGATTTACCATTGACAGACATGTTGCAATGAGCAATGTTAGAAGTGAATCTAATGAGCTTATAATTTCTGGCCTAACAACAGGAGAGGTAAGGGCTAGTTTAACAATTGCCTCTACCACTTCAATAACAGCAACAATAAGAGTTATTAAAGATGGGACAGGTGTATTAGATAATGGTCAAAAGACAATGACCACTGCTACCTCTATAACTCTTACTAACTTATTTTTAACAAACGGTAGCTATAAGATTTATATAGAATCAGAAGAAACAAGTTTTACTTTAAGCACAGATACACAATGGGCGTTAGATTTAACCGATGGAACTGACCAAGCAACTTATGCTTTAGATTCAACCTTTAGTTATAGCGATACAAGAAAATTTATAATAGCCGAACAAATGCCAGAGATGAAAGTTATAGATTTTCTAACTGGATTATTTAAGATGTTTAATTTAACAGCCTATGAGGATGGAGGGGTAATTATTGTAAAACCATTAGAAGATTATTATGCAGACTCAGAGGTTGTTTGGGATATTACAAAATATGTTGACCAAAACGCAGGCACAGTAGATGTAGCTCTCCCCTATAAAGAAGTAGAATTTAAATACGAGGGATTAGAAACAAAACTAGCAAAGCAACATAATCAATTAAGCAATCAATCTTGGGGAACAGAACATTATAGTGGAGATGATTATTATGATGCTAGTCCTTCAACTTATACGGTTAGCCTTCCTTTTGAACACATGAAATATGAACGATTAAAAGATGATATATTAGGAACAACAGAAACGATTCAAGTAGGGTGGTTTGTAGATGATAATTCAGACCCTTATTTTGGTAAGCCTTTACTTTTTTATGCAGAGCTTATAGCTGTAAGCGAAAATCCAATAAGTTTCCTAGCTGATAAAACTTCAACTAAACAAGAAATTGATACAAGTGCATTTATGCCAATAAATAGTGTAAGCACAAATTCAAGTACTTCGGAATCTTCCATGAATTTCAAAAACGAAATAAGCGAATATACAAATACAAGTGCTTTTGGAGAAACCCTATTTTTTAAATATTATAAAAGTTATATCCAAGACGTCTTTGCTTTAGATAAAAGATTAACAACTATAACTGCTTATTTACCGATTAAGATTTTACAAGAAATTAATCTTGCTGATACTCTTGCGATATTTGACAGGAACTATACAATAAACACCTTAGAAACAGATTTTAAAACTGGCATAAGCAAGATAGAGATGATTAATGAGCTTACTGTTTCTATTGGAGGCTCAACTCCAACGGAGCCGCCAGTTGTACCAGACCCAGACGTATGTACGCAGTGTTCTGCTGATTCAACTTTATGTACTGTTGATAATACAACACCAACAGTAGATATAACTTGTGATGTAGGAAGAAGTGTAACAATTACAGGTGTAACATCTGCTGACAATACGGATAGTATTACTCTAACAGCAACAGCTAATAATTTTATTGGAACAGCTACTTATCTTTGGAGTGGAGGAAGTGCGTCTGGAACAACAGCAGCTATATCTTTTACAGAGGCAACAGCAACAGGATATATTGATTATACTTGTGTTGCAACAGATGATGATGATGATGAAGATTTTACAGATATTCATACAGTTTTATGGTCTCCAAAAAAATACACAATTACTTTAAATGTAGCTAATAATATTACTGGTCCACCAGAAGGCTATTTTATTGGAGGAGACCAAACAGGGGCAACAAAAAGTTTAGTAACAGGGTCAGAGTTTTTCTTTAATACGACTGTAACTGCAAATAGTGGATATGGTTTTACTCAAGGCCCTTCAATTACAAATGCCTCTGGCATAGTAGGAACAGCAAACGCAACAGTTAATACTATATTAGCAGGGTCGGTTCAACCGAGTAATGCTTTTGTTACAATTTATGGAGCAACCGCTAGGACAATAGGCAGCTCAATAACGTTAGGGACAACTCTAAGTGGTATTTCTGGAACTCCTCATGCTATAACTTACGCATGGTCGGGAGGAGCCGCTAGTAGCTCTAGTTCAACAGCAACTATAACAGAAACTACTGTTACCCAACCAACAAGACCTGTTACTGTTACCTATACGGTTACTGTTGAAGGTACTAACTCAACAACAGGAGAAGCAATTGAAAGAGAGGACACTCACGATGTTAACTGGACAGATGTATCTCTAATTACATTAACTCTTGCTATAAATACAAGTAATATTTCAGGCACATCTTCTGGTTATACAATAACAGGAAATCAGGTTGGAGATGAGATTACTCAAAACTCTGGAACTGTGTTTAACTTTACCTCAGATGTAGAATTAAATACAGGGTATGAATGGATAGGAAATAAACCCTCAGTAAGTAATGCGGGAGGTACATTTACTACATCGCAAACAGTCACTACAACTTTTGGAGAGGGAGAAGTACAATTAATCGTCTATAATTATTATATCGTAACAGGATGTACTGGAGAGTCCGTTGCGGGACAGACAGTTTATATAAGGTCTAGAACTTCATTTACTGTTGGCTCAACAACAACAGGAAGCTCTTTAAAAATTAATGGTAATTGTTATTATACAAGTGCTACAACATTTGCAAGTAACTGGGGGTCAAATGATGGTATTACAGTAGGAGAGGCAGAGTATGTAGGGTGTGCTGCATGTACAGATACAGAGGCGACTACAACAGACCCATGTTTAACAACAAAAAGCAAGATAAATTTAAGATATAACTCAACAAGTAGTGTTTGTGAATCAGCAACCTCTGAATTATTTTACTATATAAATGGAGCTGATGATTCTGTTGCTTTTTGTGATGCAACAAATTTATATACTTATACAGATTGTACTGTAAATGCGCCAGCAGGACATTACTCTTTAGTAAGCGATAATACTAGAAGAAGATATTGGAACGGCACGGCTTTCTCTGTTTGTGTTATCTGTTTAGATGCTAATTACTTATATTATATGGGTATTGGCTGGAATCCTTTATATGATTATTGTGATGATGACCAAGGTATTGGAGGATATTATTATTTTGATAATAATGCTACTTTAACCTCTGCTAATTCTTTAGAAAAAATGTATTCTAATGCCTCTGATGTAGGAACAGAGAATTATGCATCAGAAGGATTTTACACAACAGGATATTTAACAGCAGGATCTTTTTATAGATATTATGAGCCTGGAAGTTTACAGGTCTGGGAAGATTACGGAGAGTGTTTACCTAAGCCTCCAGAAACACCATCTGACCCATCAAAACCAACTCTAACTGTTTGGAGACAATATACAGATTGTCCAACTGGATTGATAACTATTATTTTTGGTAATGATTCAGATTCTTTTCCAGCAGTAGTTCAAGATGGAGCAGGAGGAGCTTGTTATTCATCTCCAACTACTTATAGTGGAGACCAAACTGATGATTGGATAGATGCAACAACATCAGGAGTAAATAATTTTCCTCATTATGACCAATGTAGTGATTGTACTGGTAATGTATATTATCAACTGAAAAGATGTTCTGACAATTACACACAATTAAGGTCTGAACAAACAGAAGATGAGATAACATTAGTAACTAATGATAGGGTAACAGTAGGCTCAATCAAATATATTGTAATTGCTAGAACTTATAATAACAGTTTAACATCAGCGGGGACTGTTGTTGATACAGGCTTGTCCGGCTGTGAAGATGCCCCAACTCCAGATAATGTATTTACAGTTCAAAGACAGAGTGATAGTTTTACTACCTATGTTCAAGTTAACGAAACCAATTTAGTTGGAGACACAAATATTACTATTAGTACAGATGGCTCTAACTGTTATAACATTACGGGAAGTGAAACAGTTGAAGATGGAACAATTTATGGGGAAATTACAGGTAGCTGTATTGGTACTACTACTACAACAACGACAACAACTGTTCTTTGTGGAAGTCAAGGATTATATACATCAACTGTAGCAGCACAAAATGCTTGTTGTGATTTATCTTTAGAAACTATATACATGGATTCTAACACAATAACATCAGCTACAAAAATATGGTCAGATAAAAACTGTAATAGCCTTCAAACAGGAACAAAATATTTAACAGTAGATTTAATAGATTACTACATTTGGAATGGTAGTGCATTGGGATTAGCTATATCGTGTCCAGCTTGTGGAAACCAACCTTAGTATGAAATATATATCAGCCCAACCCGAAAGCAAGTATTATGAATGGCAAGTAGATACAATGATTTACTCATTTTTAGATAATGGAGTTAGCCCTAACGATATTATAATACTACTTGGAAAAATAAAAGATTATAGTTTTGACAGATTAAGAAAAAAATATAAAGGAGTAACTTTTGCAAGTTATCCATATATCCAAGAAAGCAATTATCTACCAGCAATAAAACCATATTTAATGGCTAGATTTTTTAGCAGTTGTGCATGTAAGTCAGCTGACCAATATTATTATTGTGATGCAGATACAGTTCTAACTAAACCTCTACCAATTTTTGACAAGAATTATGTTTACTGTTCTGACACAAAAAATTACATTGGATATAATTATATAATTTCTAAAGGAGAAGAAATTTTAGATATTATGACGAATACAGTTAAGATAGATAAAAGGATAATTAAGGAAAGGCAACAAGATTCCGGAGGAGGACAATTTGTCTTTTCTGGAACAGATGAAAAGTTTTGGAATGAGGTTTATAAAAATTCCATAAAGCTCTATACAGAAATGAGCAGATATAATACTAATCATATTAAACTTTATGAAGGCACTTATCCTATCCAAGCATGGACAGCAGAAATGTGGGCAACACTTTGGCAGTTTTGGAAAGCAGGAAGGAAAACAAGAATTGTGGAACAGCTAGATTTTGCATGGGCAACAGATGAGATAGCAAGATTAGATAAAGTTTCAATCCTGCATAATGCGGGAATAACAAATAACGAGAAGTTTGATAATTTCTTTAAAAAAACAGATTACAGAACCAGTTATCCCCCTATTGATTTAGATATAACAAAAACCCATTGTAGTCATTATTACTATAGGGCATTTAAAGAAGCAACATGTTAGAAGAAACATTACAAATATTAGAAATAGCTAAACAAGCAAAATTAAGAGGTTATTACATAGATATAGCTCTTGGTAAGCATAAAGTACCCTTAACAATCAAAGACGCAATTAAACGTATTAAGAATGGCTAAGAAAGTAGAAATAGAAGTAGTAGCAAAGACCGATAAGGCTAATGTTAAGATAAAAAAGACAACTGACACAACTAAGGGTCTAGGAAAAGAGGCCGGAGCAGTAGGGGGGAAGTTTGATTCAATGACAGGGGGAGCCATTGCAGGATTTAAAGGATTATTAACATCAGTTAAAGCTACCATCAAGTCTATGGGGATATTAAAGGTGGCAATTGCAGCAACAGGAATTGGAGCAATAGCTTTAGCCATTGTTGCTGTTGGAAAAGCATTTACAAATACAGAGGAAGGACAAAATAAATTTAGGATCATAATGATCCAGATTGGTACTGTAGTGGGAAATGTAGTAGATATACTTGCTAATTTAGGAACGTCATTACTGAATATTGGTAAAGCATTAGGCAAACTTATTACTGGAGATTTAAAAGGAGCTGCAGAAGCATGGGATAATGTTAAAGAAAGTGTAACAGCTGCCAAAGATGGGGTTGTTAATTTTGGAAAAGAAACAAGAGAAGAAATTAAGAAAGCTACTAAGCTACAAGAGAACAGAAACAAGCTAGATAAAATAGATAGGGATTTACTTGTGGAAAGGGCTAAAGCAAATAGAGATATTGCAGCAGCAAGAGAAATAGCAGCTGCAAAAGAGGATGTATCTCTTGAAGAAAGAACAGCAGCTATAAAAGAGGCGGCTAGAATAGAAGATGCTATTACAAAAAAGCAGATAGCAGCTGCAAAAATGAGATTACAAGCTAGGGTAGATGAGAACTCTTTAGCAGGTAGCACAAAAGAAGATTTATTAGAAGAAGCAAGATTAAGAGCAGAGGTTATTTCCCTAGAGACATCTGCATTAAAAATACAGAAAGCTTTAACAGCTGAATTGACAGCACAAAAAAGAGAGGCAGAAGCAGAAGAAAATGCCGCAAAGAATAAACAACTTGCAGATGATAAAGCAATCGCAGCTGCAGAAGAAGCACTTCTAAAAGAACAAGCAACAGCAGAGTTAGCAATTAGGGAAGCGCTCGCTATAACTAAAGCTGAAAAAGACGCTTTAGAAATAGAAAAGACAAAAGAAAAATATGACACGCTAATTGCAGAGGCACAAAGATTTGGTTTAGCAACAGTAGAGCTTGAAAAGAAAAAAATTGAAGCAGTAAATGCCTTATCAAATAAAGGGTCAGAGGTTAAAGCTAAAAATGAAATCTTCTGGGAAAAATTAACTGACAGAGAGAAAACTCAAATCATGGCACAAGGTTTAAATAATCTTGCAGCTGTATTAGGGAAGGAATCAGCAGCTGGAAAGGCAGCAGCTATATCTGGAGCTTTAATTAGTACCTATCAATCCGCAACTGATTCTTATAAGTCTTTAGCTGGTATTCCGGTTGTTGGTCCAGCTCTTGGAGCAGCAGCAGCAGCAGCAGCAGTTGTATCTGGTATGGCAAATGTAAAACAGATAATAGGAACCCCGTTGCCAACAGTTGCAGGAGTAGCAGCACCTAGTGTTTCAGCCCCAGTTGCATCAGCTCCACCAACACCTCCCGCTTTTAATGTAGTAGGGGCAACGCCAGAGAGCCAACTAGCATCAACAATATCTAGTAGTCAGCAAAAACCTGTGAGAGCCTTTGTTGTAGCAACAGATGTTAGTTCACAACAAGCATTAGATAGAAAGACTAGACTACAAGCAGCCCTTGGAGCAGCAACTAGAGCAGGAGGAATATAAAACAAAACAAATAAATTAATATTATAATAATATGGATATAGTAGAATTATTTATAAACGAGGAAGATGAAGTATCGGGAATTGAGGCGATAAGTATTGTGTCAGCTCCAGCAATAGAGGAAGAATTTGTAGCATTAAAAAATCAAGAATTTAAACTTGCAGAAATTGATGCAGAGAAAAGATTATTGCTTGGTCCAGCTTTAATTCCTAATAAACCGATATATAGAAAAACGGATGACAAAGAATATTACATTTATTTCTCTCGAAAAACCGTAAGACAAGCAAGTGAATTGTTTTTTAAAAGATCAAATCAAAATAAAAGTACAATAGAACATGAATTACCATTAAAGGGTTTAACTGTTGTAGAAAGTTGGATAGTAGAAAGTGAAACAGATAAAACTAGGATGTATGATATGGACGTTCCCATTGGAACTTGGATGATTTCAATGAAAGTTGATAATGATGAAATTTGGAATGATTATGTTAAGACAGGAAAAGTTAAAGGATTTTCAATAGAAGGATATTTTG